CCATAATGTTAAGTTCTGCAGCCGTTGAGGTTACACCGTCAAGTATGTTTAACTCTGCTGCTGTAGAGGTTACACCATCTAAGATGTTTAACTCAGCAGGAGTAGATGTAATAGCTGTGTTACTCGCTGCAGCAAGTAGAGCTACTGTACCACTTTGATTAGGTAAATTAATAGTTCTATCTGCTGTAGGGTCTACAATAGTAAGTGTAGTTTCATGGTCATCTGCTGTAGCACCCTCAAAGACTACAGCATTTTGTGCATTCATAGTTACTGTATCTACAACTGTCTGTGTTCCACCTACAGTTAGGTTACCTGTAATTGTAAAATTTCGTATGCCTGTATAGTCTTTGTTACTATCTAGGATAACTGCCTTACTAGCTACGGCTGTACCAACTGCAGTACTGCCTATGTCTAGGGCATTAAGTTCACCTACAACTGCTGTGATACCGTCAAGAGCATTGAGTTCTGCTGCAGTAGATGTTACGGCTGTTGAGCCTAGTGTAAGTTGTCCATCAGGAACTACAAGTCCTGCATCTCCACTTAAAATTAAGTCATCGGCAGATGCATCCCAAAGCATAAATGCAGATGCTGTGTCACCAAAAAACTTTACATCATAGCCTGTATCATTTACACCTACAGTAACTGTAGCATCTACCTGTACTGCACCGTCAATGTCCACAGCATCTAAGTTAGTTGTACCGTCTATATCAATATCACCTGATATATCTAAGGCTGTACCTATTAATGTTTGAGTTAAAGTTATCTGTCCATTAGAAGCTATAGTCATTGCATCTGCATCTGAAGAAGAACCTATAGTCTTACCGTCACCTATAACTATATCATCTGTAAATGTAGCTATTCCAGTTACACCCAGTGTACCTGCTACTGTGGCATTTGCGTCAACATCAAGAGTATCTATATGTGCTGTACCATCTAGGAACAAGTCTTTAAACTCTAACGAGGACGTACCTAAGTCTACATCATTATCCGTTACAGGAGCAATAGCTCCATCTGCCATAGTAAACTGTGCTGTACCACCTGCTGTAAAGGACAGTGTATCTGCTGCACTAAAGAATAGTCCACAGTTTGTGTCACCTGTATTTGTAATGGAAGGTGCAGAAGCTGAACCATCAGCGAAAGATATTGCACCACTTAATCCCATAGCACCTGTTACATCTAGCGTACCTGCTATAGTAGCATTTGCATCTACGTCTAGTGTGTCTATATGTGCCGTACCGTCAATAAATAAATCTTTAAACTCTGTGCCTGACGCACCCAAGTCTATGTCATTGTCCGTTACAGGCAGTATAGCACCATCCTGTATACGTACTTGTTCTACTGCAGAGCTACTAACTTCTGCAAAAAAACCTACTCTATTATTACTTGTATCTACAACAACTTTATTAAGTGCATCTGTGTCAGCTATAAGACCTACATATGCACCCTCAGTAGATGAACCATCGTGGTTGTGTCCACCACTAAATGCAAAGGCTGTAACTACTGCATTTAATTCTGCATTAATTGGAGCAGCCTTAACAACAGCACTTGCTGTAATATCTGCTGTATTAGTTCTTGCGTAACCTGCCATTACCTTACATCTCCTGTTCCGTATGTGACTGTGTATCCTTGGATACTGTGACTTGGATTTGTATCATCTGTTACATATCTAAATGATACGGATTTACCTGAACCTGAAAAAGTAGACGATTCAACTGGTGATGGATTACCATCATATATATCTGTTGTGTCATACACTGCTATATTTGTACCACTGTCATAAAAAGATGCAGGGGTATCTAAATCAATAACTAAGTTTTCAGGATTTAAAACTGATGTTCCTTCATAGTCATATGTAACACCTAGTAATATATTATTTACTCCTTCTGAACTCATGTAGGTAGACACACTATAATAGTTTTTTCTTTGTTCAGGATTGTCCATGTATATAAATGGAGTTTTGTAAACGCTAAGTATATTACCTGTATCAAATGCATTTCCAGATTCTTGTTGGAACACTTTACCTGATGAGTCTCCATGTATTACAAACTCTACTGTTCCTATATATCCACTGTCTGCACATGTACAGTTTAATCCTGATGTTTGCCCAAACTCAAATGTGTATTGACCTTTGTACTCTCGTAGTGCTCCTAATACTCCTGTTGAACTAGTAGATGAAAACATATATCTAAATTGTGATTTAGACCTTAAAATTACTGCAGTTAATGTACTTAAATTTTCTGTAGTTATAATTGTATTTATTGCTGATTGTATGTTTTTAGATATTGTTTCTAAGTTAACATCACCAATTTTGTTTGTACCACCAATCGGTCTAATACCATCAGGTGCAAGAAATAATAAGTCACCACCTAATTCTATCACACTATCTGTAGCAAGGCAACCTAAGTTTGATGTAACTGTTTCTAATCTAAAATCAGAATCGTTGTTTCCTACAAGTCTTTTTATTTGATTTTTACCAAATATATAAAGTACGTTACGAAACTTTTTGATGGCTATTATTTCAAAACCTACGTTTATTTCATCTGAACCATTAGCTACAGCAAAGTCTGTTTCTGCTGTAGGAGCACTAAAAGTTAACATACTTGGTTGTGCAGGGTCTCCTGCTATAAATAAATGTCTTTGAAACTCTTCTGCAAATTTAGGTTTGTATACAACACTAGAACCGCCAGAAAGATAAGTAGCACCTGTTATTTGTGTGTATGTACTTCCATCATACGTAGCTGCAGGATTAATACCATCTGTTAAAACTACTTTAGGTGTACCAAAGTTAATTTCAGTAAATCTAACTTTACTTACGTTTGTCATTGTAGGAGAGCCACTTGTACTTACGGCTGCCCAACCTATTTCAGCAGGAGCAGTAGAAATTGTAGTGTTGGTATCAAAACTATCATCTGATATTGCACTACCATTTGTAAATACTGCACTAGGAGTTTGACCAAAGTTTACAACAATAGTATTAGAACTTTTAGATATAAGTGTACCTGTTATTGTAGTTGCTGTACTGGCATCTCCTGCTGTTGTTCGTTCTGTTAGTGTTTGTCCTACTGTTAAATTGGTATCTGAAGCAACATTAAAACTATAATAAAAGTTCCAGTGGTGTAAATAGTTATTACCAGAAGAAGGAGTTCTACAAGCCAACACACCTTGATTTATTCCGTTGACTATTGTTACACCTAATACTGAACCTGTTCCTGTTACCGTACCAAAGTTATTTGCGTATCCGTTTATTTTTCTGTACCCACCTTCTAAGTTAGGTTCGTAGTTTACTAATTGAGTAGCTGCCCCTGATGCTTCTTCACCTAAAGATAAAACGTCTGTGCCTGAGTTTAGCCCACCCCTGCAGACCGCTTTAAATGTAGATACGGAATCGCCCATGCTACGAACTCAAACTTAATACGTTAGCAGAGTATTGAGGTTTATTAATCATAGTAGAACGAACCGCTATAGGATCATCTAGTAATAATCTACGCATTGTTTTTATACCACTATTAAATTTTTGTTGATGTACTTGAGCACTTTGCTCGTTAGACCTAAATCGCATCATGTATACCATAGCACCATCAATTACAATGTACTTAAATCTATCGGGTATAATCATAGTATCGGAAAATAAAGACAAATCATCTGGAAATTTGTAATACACATAATCTACTATATAAGCTGCATCAGGTATTGGCGTTACACCAAATTTTTCTTCTGCTGTCTGGTATACAATAATAGGTGAAGACCTTCCTGTAGTTCCTGAAGTGTCCTCTACAGACCTATAACTTTTAATGTACTGTTCAAATGGAATTGTTATTAAAGGTCTAGCTGTGTTACTAGCACTTTCTAGTTTGTTTAAATAAAATGTATCCCAATCAACACTAGCCGTATCGGTAGCAAAATCATACGTTTTTGTACCTGCTGCAAGTGTTTGGGATTTTGTTGTTTTAAGAAATGGAAACTGTGCTCCATCCTGTAATATTTCTCGTATTGAATTATTAATAGCATCTTTTGCTATAGCTTGTATGTTTTTAGCAGTATCAAAACCCTCACCTGAAGCAGTAAATGTAACCTCATTTAATCTTCTTAATAAATCATTAGCTAAAGTTATGTACGTAGTTGCCATCTGTTATCCTTTATTATAAGTAGAAGGGCAAGTTTCCCTGCCCCCCTATTTAATTTAAGCTAGTAAGTCTCTATCAACTTCTGTAGCTCTGTCTACAGCACCATGATCGTTACAATCTATGACTGTAGCATAGACTCGTAATCGTCCTGTGGCTG